AGAGAATACAACAAGTTGAACCAGCTAGTGATTGTGTTGGTGATGAATTCTACCTAATTTACCAATTCACCGAAAGAGATACGGCTGTTGGTGGAAGATATGTTGGTCAATTTGAAATAGATTTCTTAGACAGTAGTGGAACACTATTGGTACCTATTAGAGAAGAACTACTAATAAATATTTTAGAAAGAACAATTAAAAAATAACATTAAAAACTTGCTTTTGTCAAAATAAATTCATAACTTTGTGTGTCACAAAGTTATTTTTTTTTATAATAATTTTACTTGCTTAAATTAAAATAGTTTAGTATATTTGTAACAAAAAAATTATATGAGCCATACTAAACAAAAAGTAAGCAGTGAGAGAATAGAATCTTTCTTACAAGGTAGTGACCCCACAAATCATATCGTAGCAGTAGAATCTTATTATGATAAACCTTATGTTACCATGGTAATTAATGATGTAAATGGTAGAGGTAAGTACACTGAAGACCATAAGTATGAACCATTTCTTTGGTTTAAAGAGGATATTACCCAATATCTATATCAAGGTAAGCGAATGAAAACTATTGAAGCTTCTAGTCAATTTGGTGTTAAAATAACTAAATTGAGAACTTGGACTGACGATGGTTTTATACCAGATAGATTAAAAAACGGCTATATTTATTTAGCCAAGTGTAAAAAATCATCCAACGATTTAATTACTTTTTTCAAAAACGGTGGTATTGATATCTTTGGTGAAGAACATAGAAAATCTTTTATAATGTTTAGCCCTACTGAGCAATTTCTAATTCAAACTGGTAAGAGGTTATTTAAAGGGTTTGAAGATTATAATGAATTACACAGACTTCAATTTGACTTAGAAACTGAAGGTTTATTTGCAACTAGAGACGCTATATTTCAAGTTGGTATTAAAGATAATAGAGGCAATGAAAAAGTCCTTGAAACTTTAGGTGATACCCCGAAAGAAAGACGTGAAAGTGAACGTCAAAATATGGTTAAATTTTTTAAAATTATTGAGTTTTTAAAACCAGATGTTATTGCTGGTTATAACTCAGAAAATTTTGACTGGCCATTTATATTTGAGAGAGCGGAACGATTAGGTTTACCAGTTACGGAAGTTGCAACCACATTAAGCAGAGCTTCTAAAATAAGAAGAAAATCAGCAACACTTAAATTAGGTGGTGAAACAGAAGCATATAATCAAACACATATGTTTGGTTATAACATAATAGATATTTCACATGCTGTTCGTAGAGCTATGGCTATCAACTCTGAAATAAAGTCTTGGGGGTTGAAGTATATCACTCAATATTCTGAAATTGCAAAACCTAACCGTATATATGTACAAGGTGATAAAATAAACACCACGTGGGCTGACAAGGAAAATAAATACGCGTTAAACGATTTAAACGGTGATTGGTATAAAATATCTGAAACCAACCCATTACAAGAAGGTTATGTTGTTAAAACAGGTGCTTATATTGTTCAAAGATATTTGATTGACGACCTTTGGGAAACTGAACAAATTGATAATATATTCAACCAAGCCAGTTTCCTTATTTCTAAAATGCTACCAACCACTTTTCAACGTTCTTCAACAATGGGTACCGCTGGACAATGGAAACTTATTATGTCGGCATGGTCCTATGAGAACGGTTTGGCCATCCCAGAGACACAAGCTAAAAGAGATTTTACTGGTGGTTTGTCTCGTTTGTTAGAAGTGGGTTTTGCTAGAAATGTTTATAAATTAGATTTTGCTGCGTTGTACCCTAAAACACAATTAACGCATAGCATTTTCCCAGACCTAGATATTACAGGTGTGATGGAAGGTACACTTACTTATATCGTTGATACTAGGGATAAATTTAAATTTTTAAATGGTAAAGAAAAAGGTATTACTAAGGGGTTAGAAAAGAAGTTGAAAGAAGGAGGTGAAACTATGTCACAGGTTGAAATAGATGAACTTAAAAAAGAAACACAAGAACACAAAGCGTTGGCCAACTTATACGATAAAAAACAGTTGCCACTTAAAATTCTAGCGAACTCTTGGTTTGGTTCTTATGGTGCACCTTATATTTTTAATTGGGGTGATACTGACTCGGCTGAAGAAACTACATGTAGAGGTAGACAATACTTAAGATTGATGGTAAAGCATTTTACCGAAAAATATGGTTTTAGAGCACTAGTATTAGATACGGATGGTTGTAACTTTGCTGGTCCTGAAAATATAGAATCTTTTTCATACCTTGCCAAAGGTTCGCATTGGAAAACCACTGACGATGCTGGAAAAACTCTTTACGGGATTGACGCTGTGTTGGCAGAATTCAACGAGACTTTTATGATTGGTCGTATGGGGTTGGATTTAGATGATGTTTGTAGTTCTACAATTAATTTTGCTAGAAAAAACTACGCTAACGATATTGGTGGAAAGATTAAGTTGGTTGGGAACTCAATCAAATCTAAAAAAATGCCAGTTTATATTGAAGAATTTTTAAATAAAGGTATTCGTATGTTGTTGGATGGTGACGGTTACTCATTTATAAATCATTATTATGAATACGTTGATAAGATATACAATTACAAAATACCTCTTATTAAAATGGCTTCTAAATCTAAGGTAAAAATAACTATTGCAGATTACAAGAAAAAAGCTAAGATGAAAAACAAAGCTGGTAACCCTTTACCAAAACAAGCTCACATGGAATTAGCTATGTTAAACAAATTGGATGTTACTTTGGGTGACGTTTTGTATTACATTAACGTAGGTACTTCTAAATCTCAAGGTGATTTACAAACAGTTTGGGAAAATAGAATGACCAAAAGACAACTTGAGAAATGGTATGTTAACAACGGTCAAGAATCAATACCACCAGAAGCTAAGAGCAAATTAAACATAAATTGTAAGCTTATAATGCCAGACACCATTGAAAGGGATTTTGATGCAATTAAGGAGCTTGAAATGCTTAAAAAAGCTATCGATAAGGTAAGAGAAGAAGGTGGTGATATTAGTGAATTTACTAGTAGGATAAATGTATTAGAAGAGACTTTATTTACTGAGGAATATAACGTTGCAAAATACTTAGAATCATTTAACAAAAAAGTTAAACCTTTGTTAGTTTGTTTTGACCCAGAAGTTAGGGATAAAGTACTTTTGAGTATTATTAAATTTAAAGATAAAGAAACCAAAAAAACATTTGAAGTTCTTAAAGAAAAAACTATCTTTACTAAATCACAATGCAGTTTGATTTCGGGTATACCATTTAAAAATGGTGACCAAGATTCTTATGAAGAACTAATGACTATGGAAGATAAAGAAATTAGATTCTGGCAAAGTGTAAATAAACCCCCTAACAACATGGAACTTGATGAATGGGAAAGAATCAGAATTGATTATAATGAAAGGATGATAATTTCAAAACAAGAGGGTATTGTTGACGAAAAAAATAAGTTAGATAACGTATTCAAACATTTAGAAGTAGAAGATTTAAAAAATGTTCGAAAAAATGGTGAGTTACCTATTGAAGTATTTATCTTATGTGATATTGGTGAAAATGGAATGTTAGTTTCTAGAAAATGGGAAGAATCTCTATGTCATGTACGCGAAATATTCAAATATAAAAATGAAGCAATAGAACGAGATAAGTTTTATTCTCTTAAGCGATATTCTGATTCTGATAATCGTTATGAATTATGGCTTGATTATTTAGAAGAATATAGAATTATGAGTGGTGAAACTATTAATATCATTACAGATGAAGTTGAAATCGATGATTTTGAATTGATGGGTAAATTAAAAGAGAAAGCAGATTCGGTTGTTATCAACAAACCAACCGTGGAAAAGAAAAAACGTGTTTATTCTGAAAATGAAGATGAAGATGATGGAATAGAAGAGGATGAAGAAGGTAACGTCATTAGGAAAGATGAAGAATTGTTGTTAGATGATGAGTTTGATGACACAATTAGTGAGATACCAGATGGTTATGTTGTTGATGAACCTAAATCACCAGAAATAATACCAGTTATTGATAAACCAGAAGATAATTGGGGTTTCTAAAAATAATAAAGGGGCTCTCGCCCCTTTTTTTATTAATATACCCAGAAACCTAGTGGTCTGTATTTCATTGCTTTATTTAAGAATTCAGCTTCGTTGGCACCTCTCTCTAATTGTTTGGTACTTGACAACCTTTCAAGTCTAGTGTCAAGTCTTTCTAACACAGCTTTTCTCTCTTCATTACCCTCTGAGATAAGTGTTTCGTAATCCATAGTTCTTTCAGCTTCTGGAGGTCCAACAATACCACCAAATTTACCTCTTGTTCTACCTAACGCTCTTTTTGCTTCAGCTATAAATAATTGACGGATAAGCGTTTTCGTTGGTTCGTTAAAATCAGCATAATCTAATTTAGCTAACGGAACTTGGTTTGGCATTTTTATAATATCAGGGTTATCTTCTTTGCATTGGTCTAAATTTTCTGGTGTTGTATCATAATAATGATACCATACGTGACAACCAGTCATGTTAATTGAACTTCCAACACCACCAATACCTTGACCAAAAGATAATTTAGAACCTGGTGTGCTCATTAAATGCAACAACTTTGTTCCATTTGGACCAGCTGTAATCTTATAAACTAATTCACTTCTAACAATTCTATTTTTTAAATTCATATCAGCAGCGGTAAGTAATATATCAAATGCTGGTGCTATATAATAACCCATTCTACCATTAGGACCACCAGTACCAGCGCCACCACCTACTTGTGAGAAACCACCACCAAAACCATAATCAATACCACCATAATTTGCCAATAAAGCTTGACTAGTTGCTGGAGGTGTAATCCAAAGAACTTCATTGACTTCACGACCTGCTGGTATTTGATAAACTTGACGACCAGATTCTAATTCAACGTAGTCTTTTTTAAGTTCCCACGGACCGTTTGTTTGTAAACCAACTTGTTTTGAATAAGCGTAAGTGTATTGTGTCATAAAATCAAAATTTCTAACACTCAACGCAAATGCCATATCTATCGTATCTATGTTTTGACCAATAATAGATTGCCATTGGTGTTCTACTAACCACTCTTGTACATATTGCGCGTAATCTTCTATAGATATTTCCAACAAAGTACATAGTTGTTCGTCAGTCAATTCTATTTGACGAATTGGGGCACCGACAGAATGTCTAAATTGTCTGAATATTTTTTCTTTTTCTGCTAAACTAACACTCATAATTTTTCTTTTCTTATAAATATAAGAAAAAATCAATTTAACCTAAAAACTTCTTAGTCAATTCAACAGCCTCAGTGATGGTTTTAAAACTAATATTAGGAAGAAATAATTGTTTTTCAATTCTAACAATCGGTACCTCTTCTGCATTAGAAGCTTCAATTATTTTATTAAACTCTTCTTGATTTTCAGGTAAATCAATGTCAACATTTCTAAATTGAATGTTTTCATTGGTCAATTTTTCTTTTAACTCTAAACAATAAGGACAGTCACTCATTGTGTAAATTGTTACTTTATTCATATAATTTTTCTATTAATAATTCTGTTATTTCTTCTTCTGTTAATTGTTTTTCACCTAATATTGTGTTTATAACATCTTTTTTATTTTTAAGCATATCCCACATTCTAGTTGATATTGTATCGTCAAATAACTGATAGTAAACATTAACATCATTTTTTTGTCCAATACGAAAAGCTCGGTCTTCAGCTTGTTCGTTATTACCTGTAACCCAATCAAATGAGTTAAAAATAACAACAGTACCTTCTGTAAGTGTGATACCAACACCAGCTGATTTTATATTACCAACAAACACTTTGATTTTATCGTTGTTTTGAAAGGAATCTACTGACTTTTGTTTCATTGTGTTAGTCATTGGTCCGTTGTGTTTAACAGCTGATTTACCAAAATGTTCTGAAATAGTATTTAATTCTTCAGTAAAACTAGTAAAAACAATAACCTTACGACCCATTTCTACCGCATTTTCAACCATTTCTATTGTATAAGGTATGGCTTGTTTAGCTATAAATTGTCTAAGTAAAATCAACTCAACTAAGTCTTTTTGGTCCTCTTTAACACGTTTGCCAAGAGCTTTTTTTGCTAATATGTATTCTTCCCATAAATATTCATATTCTGCTTTTTGTTTATTGTCTAACACATGGTGCATTGGGGTAATAACCTTGTCTGGCATATCTAAAACATCTACTTTAAGTCTTCTCAATACAATATTTTTTGTTTTAGATGCCAACTCTTCTAGATTGCTAGCACCGTCTGTAAGCCATATTTGTCTTTTCTGACCATTTTTAAGCGTTCTAAAGAACTTTCTACCTTCACAATATCTTGTGGCATAGTGTTGCCAATTTTGTGCTATAGGAGACTTAATAATCTTTAATAGATTAAAGAAATCCATTGGTCTGTTGGCGACTGGAGTTCCTGTAAGTAACCAAACTTTGGTTATGTTATATTTAACAGATAGCTCAACCATGATTTTACCTCTGATACTATCATTATTTTTAAGATAGTGAGCCTCATCAATTATACATAAATCAAAACCAGCTTCTGCTAAGTGTCTATGAATTGTTGGTGTTTCATTTTCTTTACCTTTTTTAACAAGTGTGTGAAAATTTTTAAGAATATCAAAATTAATAATGGTAAATTTAGCATCAGAGAATTTTTTACCATCAATTATTGTGGTATCATTACAAAAAACATTTATTTCTCTCTCCCAATTTATTTTGGTTGAAGATGGGCAAACTACTAGAATCTTTTTTGCCCCACTTTCAATGGCAGCGATAATCGATTGTGTTGTGTTATGAGTTACAATACCATGTTCAACAACATATAATTTATCTGGCGCATCTACAGCAATACAAACTGAATCATCTTCACCTTCTAGTTGTATATCTTTAATGTAACGACCTACCTTATATTTTTCTGGTAGATAATATATATTTGATTTTCTTTTTAATCTGAATGGATTAAATTGTTCTGGCATTTTAATATTTAATCTATAGGCACGTTTACAAATAACTTTTGTTCCATCTTCTTTTTTATACGAACCAATTTTACTTTTCTTTCTAACAATACCGCCCAAAGAATGTACAATCTCTGCAACATCATCAGCTAATCTTTCAGATACAGTACAATACTCAGTACCATTAAATTTACCATTTTTTGATTTCATACAATGACCATCAGTATCCATAAGACCTTGTAATATAGCAAGTCTATTTTCAATACTAGAATATTTATAAATTTCTGGTATAAATTTAGTGTGTGAACGTGTATGTTCTAATTTTAAATCAAATAAAGATGTATTAACATTAATATACCCAATTCTTTTATTATCTTGTGATTTATTTTCTTTAATTAAATTATTGACAAACATTTCATCAAAATCATCTTTATGAACTGAAAATTTAATATTTTTACCTTTAAATGAACCATCACCCAACCCAAGTCCTAATAAGTAAGGTTCAATTGGTAAAATATCGTCATTATCAAATTGTATTGGTTTAACAATTGGTATTTGCCATTTAGAATCACCATTTTTTTGTTTATAATATGTTTTAAACTTATATGGTCGTTTTTCATTCCAACCAGTACCAATTTGTTCTAATTCTAGATTTTTATCTAACATTTGTTCAGTACTAAGCGTTACATATCTATTTTCTCTGTTTTTAGAATTTTCACCAGAATTATTTGATGATACAGTCCATAAATGTTCCCCGCCACACAATATAGAATAACCATCATTAAAAGTCATTCTATATTGTGGTTTAATACCTTGTGGGAATATACCCATTACTTTAGTGGCTTTACCATTAGAACCAATTACATTTTCACCAATTACTAAATCACCTATATTTTTCTTACCTTTTGGTGTATAAATAGATGTTTTTGTAGGAAAAAATTTACCTAAACCCATATCATCAGCGAGTATACAGCCGTTTCTAGACAATAAAAATTTAATACCCTCTTCTTGATGTTGGTATAGTTTTTTATTCTCTAAACTTAAGATATCGTTATATTTAGTAAAATCAACATCAACACTTATAGCTTCAAAATATGGGTCGTCAGTTACTTGTGTTTTTGGTAACCAAAATAATTTTGAGTCACTTTTTTTGGTTAGTTTACCATAAACATGATAAGCTTTATCTGTTTCAGCAAGCATAAATTCAATAAGAATTCTTTCTGGTGTAAAATCTAAACTTGATTTGGTTTTTATTTCTTCACCTAAGTACGCTGTTATGTTAACCACTCTATTTATATATAGTGGGTCCCTGTCTATGTTGTCAATGATATATCTAGATTGAGTATCGGTTAACAACAATTTTTTATTTTTTATATATTCAGTTTTAAGACCTAAAATGTATGGATTATAACCCTCATAGGTTTCTAATAAATCCAAAGCTGAACGGCCTTTTATATCTTCCAAGTTTATCAATTTACATAATGTTTATATTTATGTTATAACACTTAAATATAAGAAAATATTAAATAAAAATCAAGGGTTTTGTACTATTAATTAAAACATAAATATTTATAATAAAAAGCATGGATAATAAAAATGTAACACCTATAACGAGATTGAACAAGTGGTTTTCGGAAGAAGATTTTAACTTAGAAATCTCAATGGGCCGTGAAGCTATTGAAGGTGATGGTAATTTTACTATAATTCTGTATAGAGTTGATAGAGAAATGACTGAATACGATAATGTATATGGTGAAGCATCAGCAGACGGTATCAGATATTTTCCACCAGTTGAATTAAAGGTTATACCAATTGTAGCCGAAGCCGAGAATAAAGCTTACAACGGAAATGGTAGTCTTAGGTATTTACAAGATGGTCAATTAACTTTTGGTATTTATGACGCGCAACTAACTGAATTAAAAACTGAAATAAGTTACGGCGATTATATTGGTTACCCAGTAACTGAAACTGAAATGAGGTATTTTAGCGTTGTTAACGATGGTATTAAGAACTACGACAACAAACATACTATTATGGGTTACAAGGGAGCTTTTAGAACAATTGTTTGTTCAACGATAGAAAATAACGAATTTAGAGGAATGTAATCATTATGATGCCAAAAGGATACTTAACAAATATAAATATAACCAACGATAAAATTGGTCCTGAGAGACGTCAAGAAATTCTTGATGATATTTCTGATAAAGGTACGTTTTTACCTAGAGGTGTTAACGCAGAAGATATGGATTCATCAGTTGTTGATTTTTTTAACTCTGATGAAGGTTTATCTATTAGCATTGATGGTGATAAGGTCCCAGTAATATTCTTGACAATACAAAGATGGAATGAATTTTCAAAAACATGGAATTTTTCTGATAAATACAAAAACATAAAAATGCCGTTTATTACGATTATCAGAAAACCAGATATACAACAAGGTCAAAACCAAGCTGGTTTATTTAATATACCAGGTCGTAAAACATATACTTACATGAAAGTTCCTACTTGGGATGGTGCTAGAAGAGGTGTTGATATGTATAAAATACCACAACCAGTTTCTGTTGACTTGACTTATGAAGTTAGAATCTTTACAACTAAGATGAAAGATTTAAATTTATTCAACACGGCTATTCAATTAGCTTTTCAATCTAGACAATGTTATATCAACGTAAAAGGACATCCAATGCCATTGCATTTAGAATCAATAGGTGATGAAAGTAACATAGATGACTTTGAAAACAAAAGATTTTATGTTCAAACATTTGAAGTTAAATTGTTGGGTTATTTGTTAGATGAAAGTCAATATGAAGTAATTCCAACAATAAACAGAACGGTAATAGCTTTAGAAATTGATGAAAGAAAATTATTTAATGATGTGTTATTTGATGCGGTAAGAAAGGATAACACAGCTAATTTTTCTTTTATTTTTAAACCTAGGTCTAATGCGCAATTTAGTTTCACTTTACAATATGATGTAAATTTTACATTGTTACAAGATATAAAAAACATAAGTAGAATAACAATTACCGTAAATGGAACCATTATTTTTGATGGTACAATTTTAAACTCACCATTAATTTTAAAAGCAAATGATGTGGTGAACATAAAAGTAACAAAGAATTACTTAGCAACAGGTGAATTCAAATTAATAGGAACAACAACTACAACATAATGAATAACGGACAAAAATCACTGAGTATAAACGAAACTTTCATCATTGAAGCCGAAAATGAGGGAACAATGAGTGCGTGTACTGGTTTTTTTACCAACGCGTTGGTTTCATGTACTGGTAACACACAAATATTATTAGGAACTAATATTATACAAGCTAACTCAGCGTTTAGCGCGACAACGTTTTATGGTAATGGTTCAAATTTAACTGGAATATTAACACAAGATACGTTTGTTACTGGTGGTACTTATTCAGCTGGTACTGCTGTGTTTACTAACAATAGTGGTGGTACTTTTAATGTTACTAGTTTTTATACTGGCACTACCGATATTTTTGTCACTGGGGCCACTAAATCAAATAATATCGCAACATTTGTTAACAATACTGGTGGTACATTTACATTAACTGGACTCACCGATACTATATTTACTGGTGGTACTGTAATTGGTCAAACATATTTTATAAATGGACTTACGGCAACAACAATATCTGCAACCACATATCAAAATTTACCAAGAGATATTAGAGTAACGGGTGGTACCTATCTTGATGGTGTTACAACATTTACCAACAATACTGGAAGTACATTTACTATTGATGGACCTTCAAATTATAATGCTGGTGTAATATTAGGTGCTGAAAATTGGTTTGACAATGGTGATGGGAGTATTGATTTACCAGAGATAAAAATTGCTTTATATGATAATCCAAACAATATAGAATTACTTAAAATATATACAGTATCCAGCGGTACTACAGGTGTTGGTGGAATACCTACTCTTGTGAACAACGATACAAATTATATTATTGTTGAATATAACGGTGGTTCTCCTAGATATAACGTATTAGACAACGATGGGACAGTAACTAGTAGTGATGTTGTGTTATATATGATTGTTTACAGAACAGACAATTTTGTGCACATATTAGAGTTTGGCGATATGGGTGCTGGTTTACCTAACAAATTAAACACTCGTTTGATTTCTACTGATAGATTTGCTAGAGAAAGTGGTTGTGCGTTAGGTCTTAGTGGTTTAACTGGAATTGTCACGTTAAGTTCTGGTGTTGTATGGAATGGTCCATATAAACAAATTGTTACAGCTGTTAACTCGCAAGATGATGTATTCTTTAAATCTTTTCATTCTGGCGGTACTTGGGTTTATATAACAAGTGGTGACACCATAAACAATTCTTTCTATGATGACGGTACAAATTTACTATCAGCAACGGCTGGTAAATATTTGGTAAACTGGTACTTTAGAGGTCAAGAAATTAACGACCACTTATACGAACTTATAAGTTATGGGGAATACGATACAATTCAGTTGGCTGAAGCTTCAGCTGAACCTAATTTACCAGAACTTATTACATCGCACGCATTTTTAGTTGGTAGGATAATAGTTGGTGTAAGTGCTACTACGGGTATCACCCAATCAGCTTTTAATACTGTATTTCAACCTTCTGGAGCACCCGTTTTACACAATGATTTAGCTGGTATTCAAGGTGGTTTGGCTGGACAGTATTATCACTTAGATTCAAACAAATATAATAATTTAGCGTTAACTAATACTAACAATAATTTTAGTGTTGGTCAAACTTTTAATTCAGGTTTAACAGCAACCACAATATCAGCAACCACATATCAAAACTTACCACCAACACCGTTTTTACCGTTATCGGGAGGTACTATAACGGGTAATTTAGTTATTAATTCAGGTTTAACAGCAACAACAATTAGTGCGACTACTATATCAGCAACTACATATTTGAACTTACCGACACAAAGTTTTATATCTGTTAGTGGTAATACGGTGTTAACCAATAATAACCAAACAGTAATCGTTGATTCAATAAACCCTATAACTATAACGTTGCCACAAATAACTAGTGATGATAGAATTATAACAATAAAAAATATAAACACAGGTGTTGAAACAATTCTACCTTATAGTGGACAATTAATTGATGGTGATACATCAGTTGTTGTTGCTAGAAAAAATGTTTCGTTAGATTTTAAATCATATAATAATAATTGGTACTTGATTTAATTTACAAATTTAACAATAACCATATATTTATAAATAAACAAAAATTATGTCATATATACCAGCATCGGATTCACAAAATATTTTAAACGTTAGTGGAGTAATAATAAACCCAGCAACTGATGAATCAATCTTATTGCTAAGAAGAATGGTGAAAATACTTGATTCAATAGCAACAGTTGATTCTCAAAATAGACAAAGGGTAACTCTTGACGCAGCACCAGTTGCTGTTACTGTTATACAAGGTACCGCCTCATCTTTAAATGCTGTCGTTTCTCAACCAACAGCTTCTAACTTAAACGCTGTCGTTTCTCAACCAACAGCTTCTAACTTAAACGCTAACGTAGGTACGGTTACCAATATCGCTGGTTTTGGTGGTATTGACCCTAGATTTCAATTCATGGAAGCCGCTAGAATATCATACGCAACAGGTGTTAGACATAATTTACAATTCTCATAATATTAAAAAAAATAAAAAAATATGTCAGTTACAAATAACTTAGTATCACAAGTAGACTTACCAGTATGGGAGTGGACTAGATTTTCACCATTCATAAACACTTCGGTAACAACATTATGTTCTGTTCCAGACTCAACAAATTCTAGATATATGTATTGGGTTGGGTTTAGTGCTAATTTTTACAGATATGATACCAAAATGGATACTTGGCAACAATTACAATCACCATCAGTTAGCCCAAGTGTAGCTTCTTCACTTAAATATATGAGCGAATATGGTTATGAAGGTAATGTATTAAGCACTCCATCATCATCATCTATTGAAATACCTAGTTTACAAGGACAAGTTTTTAATGGATATAAATTAAGAATTATTAACGGTGCTGGTGCTGGTTATGAAGGTACTATAACAGCGTCAACAGAAAATAAAATTTGGGACCAAGGAATTGCACTATCAACCCCAAGTGGTGGGGTTATGGATACTACAAAAAAATGGCAGGTTAACCAATGGGTTGGTTATTCTGTACGTTTAGTTTATAATACAGGTGCTTCGCAAATTAGAAAAGTAATATTTAATAATGAAAACAGTTTATATTTCTCACTTGATACATATCAAGCAGTTGACCCATCAAACAATACACCTTTTAATGCTCAAGCACCATATGCACAGCCTGTTGCAACCGCTGGTTTACAAGCTACATTTTATATTGAATCTACGGTGGTTTCTTTAGATACACCTTTTACCGTATCACCAAATGAAACGTCAAGTTTTATGATTGAAAGTGGTGGCATTATGTATTTTACATCCAATACTACTGCACCATGGAGTAATATGCAATATTATGATATTCTTTCAGATGCTTGGGCTACGAGAACTTCTTTGGGTGGGTTACTTACAGCTGCGTTTAGTACCGATTTTGCAATTGAAAGAACTAGTAAGTTAACTGGAGCTATATATTCTGCTGAAACGGTAACATCAGCAACAACTAAAACGATTTATTTTTCTGGTGGTTCATATACAACAAATGATTTAAACAATAAAATTGTTAAAATTACTAGTGGAAGTGGTGCTGGCCAACAATTACGTATTGTTGGTAATACAACTAACACTATTGAAGTTTGTAGAACTTGGTCTACTGAACCAGATTCAACTTCTGTATTTGAAATATGGTATAATTTTTCAGAATTTTATCTTGTAGGAAATGCTAGTTCTGCTATATATAATTATAGCTACGATAATGATTATTGGTATCAAGGACCAGATATTGATTATGGTATAACCACCAATGTATCTATTAATTATTCTGGACAAACACCTTTTGGTTTATTTACTAGTGTTAGAAACGTAAATGGTATAACTTCGTTGGCTAGTACACCTACTGTTGGTGGTACTGGTTATGCTGTGGGTGACACTTTTAACATAACAACTGGTGGTACTACGGGTAAAGGAAAAGTTACATCTGTTTCTGGTTCTGGTGTTGTAACCAATGTTATATTGTTTTCAGCTGGGTTAAATTATAGTACTGGTGCTGGTAAAGCTACTTCTGTAATTACTGGCACTGGAAATGGCTCGTTAACGGTTAATATTGTAAGTGTTGGTACTGTGGGTAGAATAGGGTCAGATACCCCAATTAATTTAGGTTTGGGTGAGACAATTACTTTTAGTGGTTGTTCTGAAGCAGCATGGAATGATTCCTATCAAATTTTAGCCATTGATTCATTTAATAATTTTGATGTGATAACAACGGCAACTGCTAATATTGTTCCAACATCTTCACAAAGCACCACACTTATTGTAGATTCGACGAAAAACTGGCTTGTTAATGAACACGTTGGTAGAATAGTAATTCTTAACACTGTTGGTCCTTCACCAACAACTCAAGTTAGAAGAATTACCTCAAACACTAGTAACACACTTACGGTTTCAACTATTGTTGCTGCTGTAAGTGGTAAGTCTAGATATGTTATAACAGAACCTGAAGGGTTTGGTAGTGCTCAACAATATTTGGTTTCATCTATAGCTTCTTATGGTAACGCTACTAGTGGTACAACAACAACTATTACTGATACGACTAAAGACTGGATAAATAACCAATGGATTGGATATAGGTTTAGAATAATTTCTGGTATTGGTGTTGGTTCGGAAATTGCTATTGTTGGTAATAGCAATAATACGCTTACATTTTCTTTACAAACATTTACACCAGATGATACTACTCAATACAAGATAATGGATAGTTATGGTTTATTAACTACTGTAACGAACGTTACAAACGCTGTTTTGACAGATACAACAAAAGTTTGGTCTACTAATCAATGGGCTGGTAGACGTGTACGTATAATATCTGGTGCTGGTGCTGGTTTAGAGGCTACTATCGTTTCAAATACTGCAACAGCATTGACTGTATCTGGTGTTTTTGGTACTGCCCCAAATACAACATCTAATTATGTTATTTATGAAATACCAGCTAGAGGTACTGGTATTGAGTTATTATGGGCTTTTAACAACGCTGATACAGCAAATAAAGGAAGATTTATGTATTCACCTCGTGGTGGTGGTTCTAACTTAATAGATAGATATAACATAACAACAAATACTTGGGATTTGGCATTAAATATGTCTCCGCACACTGAAATATTCACAACTGGTACGATGTATACTTATGACGGTAATAATGGTCTCATAATACATCGTGGTGATACTACGTCAACTATGAGAACATTTAGACTTGACTTAACAACCACACAAGTAGAAGGATTGGGAACACCACCATACGCACATGGTACCCCTTCAATCGGAAATAGAATGGAGGTAGTAACTACGGTAGATGGGTTGAATTATTTATATATAATGAGACACGGTGGTCAAGAGATGTGGAGAACATTGTTGTTCTAAACTAACACAATAGGTAATTATATTTTATAAAAATTAGTATGTCACAACTTATAAGTTCGTTTCCGATAGGTTCAATATATTATCAAAGTGGTTATGGTGTTCCAACACACATAACCACAAAAGGTTGTACTTATATCGATATCTTGACAGCTACCGAATACATCAATAAAGATGGTGTGGTTGGTTGGGTATCATTATTGGATTCAACAAGTGTTTTGACTGGTGGAACAACTACATTTACTGGTGGTACCGTAACTGGCCCAACAATATTCACAGGTGGTTTAACCGCTAACACAATATCAGCAACTAGTATAAATTCTGTAGATTATATAATATTTAATACTGGAACAACTAGTGCCGCTACTGTTGCTGGAACCGTATATTTTAATAATACAGAAAAAACTTTATCATACAACACATCAATAAATCAAGGAGTTACTGTTAATTTAGGCCAACAAAATTACCTAAGAGTATTCAACATTAGTGGACTTGACATACCTAGGGGTAAAGGTATTGAGCTTTTATCTAGTTATAGTGGTTTACCAGCTGTTCAACTCGCTATTAATCGACATTATAATGATAGAGATGTTGTCGGAGTTTCTGCTGAAATAATACCAAACAATTCAGAAGGTATTGTTTTGACTTATGGTATCATTAGTGATATTACTGTAACTGGTGCTAGCGTTGGTTCGTTGGTTTATGCTTCGGATACAACCCCTGGTGAATTTAAAAACGCTACAGAATTTAATAACTTCCCTTTGACTGCTAGAACCAACGCTGTTGGTTATATTATTCAAACTGGCACAACAAACGGTAAATTATTTGTTAACCCAGTAAATGAGAATAATAACCTATCATTAACAGATTTACAACGAAACATATTAGAAGGTAATGTGATTTCAACTGGTGTTTTTAGCTTTGGTGGAATATCGTTAGCTTCAAGCACCACATTTAATGTTGGTCCAGCAGAAGGATGGATTGTTGATAACACTACGAATCCTTTGGTCCCAGATGTTCTTTATGTTAACTATACTGGTCAAACAAATATCCCATCACTTTATTATAGTTCTGCAACTCAAACATATTTGTTACTTACAAGTGCTGGTACGTTGACACAACAAGTAACATTTCCAACACCGAAACAAAGAAGACAAAGTATTTATTTGGCTAAAATGGGTCATGGAAATAGAACTAGTCTTATCAATGCATTCAACGAACCTGATTTTGAAATATCACCAATATCACAGATTCGTGATATGTTCACGCCAATCAAACTGATAAATGAAAGTGTTTATCCAAGTCCAAACACAGGTTTAACTTTTAATACTAGTAGTGGAATTTTATGGGGTTTAGGTATTGGGTTTTCAACAGACCCACTTAACCCAAGTAGCATAACTATATCAGGTAACTCACCAACAACTTTTCAATATAGAACACAAACTGGTGGTACATCAACCAATAGAACTACAATTATCCCAGGAAGTTATGATTTAAATGGAATAATAACTTCAATTGGAGCTCCAGCAAAACAAGCAACAAATCAAAGAATATTTTTGTTACAAAATGGTCAAATTAGAATACAATATGGTCAAACAAAATATACAGATTTAACCGCTGCAATTGCGGCTGTTACTACCGAAGCATTTACAACATTTTCAAACTTTAGAGATAACGCAGTATTAATCGCAATATTGTCTATCAGGTCAGACGCAACACTTTTAAGTGATATAGCACAAGCAAAAATTACGTTTGCATCAAAATTTGGTGAATCAGTAGGTGGAACGGGTGGTGTTTCAACAACCAATCTTCAACAAGCATATAACAACTCAACAAACCCTGAAATAATTATAAACTCAACGTTGGGTGGTTTAAGTATTGAGAACGGTACTGGAAATGCTGATAATGTAACTAGGTTGCTTGAGGGTTTAAACGCTGCTGGAAATACAACTAGTTTTATTAGAGCTGATGGTGATATTTCTGGAACAACAATTCAAAGTAATAGTTATATTAGCACGGGTACTTATGGTTATGCAAACTTAAACGCTAGTAATAATCAATCTATGATTGTATTTAGTGGTAGCAACACCGTTGGTGGTACTGGATATACTGATTTTATTAAAGTAACAAACACAGCTGCTGGTGCAACCAATATAAATAAAACCTTTAGGTTAAACAACACTGGGGGTCTTGAGATTGTTAATAGTGCTTACAGCAATATAGCTTTTAGTCTTACAGATGCTGGTGTATTAAATACTCCAGGTGGTGGTACATCTGATTTAAGAACTAAAAAAAATATAGAATATATTTATGATGAAAAAACAACATTAATTAAAAAATTAAAACCAGTTAAATTTGAGTTTAAAAATAATGAAAATATTAAAAGACATGGTTTTATTGCTCAAGACATACTTGAACTATACCCTGAATTAGTTTTAGGTAATGGTAATGAAGAAAATGGTGTGTATGGGTTAGATTATGACGGAATTTTATCATTAACAGTTAAAGCATTACAAGAAAGTATTATTAGAATAGAAAAATTAGAATCAGTTATAAAAGAATTAAAAAATAACAATAATTAAAAACAAAAATCATGATTGAATGTACAATTTGTCCAATTTTATGGAACAACATTAAAAAGTATCTAACAGATACAACTAAAATCTTTACCAAAGATTTTATAAAACAAAATTACCATAAACACTTAGGTTATTCACTAGTGTTAACTTTCTTTAGTATGTGGTTCTTGTTAACACATGCTGATTTGGCTGACACAGGAATGCCATTCCAATTATTTGTTGGTGGGTTTGGAGCATATGCTGTTAACTATTTAAGAGAATGGTATTATAGTAAATATCACAAAGCACCATGGGATATTACTGATTTAAACATGGGTAGTTATGGTGGAATACTTGGAGCTTTGTTAGCTGTATTATTCACCATATAAATCTTTCTTTGGAGTACAATTTTTTTTAATCAACGACTCTACGAATTGAAACATCTTCAACCCATGTTCTTCACAATACTTTTTTAAGAGGTCATGGGTTATTGGTGTTATTTTTATGTTTTTATCCCTTTTCATAATGTTTTTGTATATAAATACACAAAAGTATGATTTTTTTCATACTAAAAGTGATTATTATTTTTATGGGCACCTACTTTTGAATTTTTAATGATATTTATTATAAAACAAAACATTAATATTAATAATATCATTTAAAAAGTAAAAAAATATGGCAACAAAAGTGTTTGTAAGTCCAGGGGTTTATACCTCAGAAAAAGACTTATCTTTTATCACACGTCAAATTGGTGTTACAACTTTAGGGTTAGTTGGTGAGACTACTATTGGTCCAGCTTTCCAACCTATATTTGTAGGCAATTATGGCGAATTCCAATCTTTCTTTGGTGGGCAAAACGCCACTAAAATTAAAGACAATGGAGCACCAAAATATGAATTACCTTATATTGCTAAATCGTATTTAAGTCAATCTAACCAATTATTCGTAACTAGAATATTAGGTTTGTCTGGTTACAATGCTGGTCCAGCATGGGGAATCACTCTTCAAGGTGCTTTAGACCCAGCTACAAGCGGTATTACATCAACTGGAAATACATTTAACCCTCTTTTAACTTACACTGCTTCCACTTCAGGAACTTTAGTGAACGTAAGTTCTACTAATTCGTTAATTCAAGATTTGTACAATGACGGAAGTCTTACACAAAGTTTAAACTTTTTAGCTTACACTACCACTACTGGTAGTACAGCAACTGTGGACGTAGAGTACAAAAAAACAGGTAGCTCATTTACTGGGGTATCTTTTAGTTTATATGTCAAATCTACTGGTACAACAACTGTTAGTACAACAACATACATTACTGGTACAACAACTGGTATAACAACAACTTATTCTGGTTCAGCATATTCTGACGTTGAAAATAAATTGGTTACATTGTTACGTTCTAGAGGTAGTATTAACACTTTGAACCAACTACCAAACTTTGAAGTCAGTGCAGCTACTGGTAACCTAACATTTGCACCAAATTATACCGCTGCAAATACTAGTGCAAGTGGTGATTTTGCTTTGACTGGTGTTTCTAACACTCAAGGTGCTTTTAGTTATGTATTGTCTTTTGATAGAACAAAACAAAACTACATTACAAGAGTATTGGGTAGAGAAGCTCAAGATGGTTCAACAGCAATCTTTGTTGAAGAATTCTATAGAAACATGTTTAGCGATTTAAACGCTAACGAAAAAATATATGGTATAAATTTAAATCTTATTGAATACGGTGGCCCACAAGGTGACTTATATGTATTCAATGATTATCTTCAAGAATATCAACCAGCGGTTACACCTTATGTTGTTTCTGAATTACGTGGTACTAACTTGTTTAGATTGTTCAGATTTTGGACTATTTCTGACGGTAATGCTGCAAACGAACAATTTAAAATTTCTGTTAGAAACATAAACTTAGATTCTGGTGAATTTGATGTTGTGGTTAGAGGTTTTTACGATACTGATGCTCAACCAACTGTGTTGGAAACATTTAGTCGTGTAACTATGGACCCAACTTCTAATAACTATATAGCTAGAAGAATTGGTACATTGGACGGTGAATATCCTTCTAAATCAACTTATGTGTTGATTGAAATGGATACAGAATCTGACACTAGAGATATGATTCCAGCTGGTTTTGTTGGTTACCCAATTAGAGATTACCAAGAAGATAGCAACACTAGTGTTGTAAGTCCAAATATTGAATATAAAACAGCTTATGATGCATTCCAAAATAAACGTAAATACTATTTAGGTTTATCTGAAACTGTTGGTATTGACGCTGATTTCTTTGATTATAAAGGTGCACCTATTGGACAAACTTATGATACTTGGACTGGTATGACAAAAGGTTTCCACATGGATGTAAGCGCTACTGGCGCAACAATTGACAACGTATTTATCGTTATTAACAGTAGTGGAGACACTTACAGCCCAGTGTTCTTATTTGAGACTGGTGATGCTGCATTCAACGCTACAGCTGTTGCTGATACAGATAACCCATACAATAAAATATTTGCACGTAAATTTACATTTGCACCATACGGTGGTTTTGATGGATGGGATATTTACAGAACAAGAAGAAGTAATTTAGATTCATTCTTAATCAACGGTTCAAACGGTGTTAAAGGATTAACTTCAGGTGCTTTTGTTAACAGAACTCTTTCGAATGGTGATTTAGGTATCAACTCTGATTACTACGCTTATTTAGAAGCTATTTGGACATTTAAAAACCCAGAAGCTGTTAATGTTAATGTGTTTGCAACTCCAGGTATTGATACTTTTGATAACAGCAACTTAATTGAAGCAGCTATTGAAATGGTTGAAACTGATAGAGCTGACTCACTTTATATCCTTACAACACCTGATTTAAACACAGGTGGTGATATTTTAACTGCTGAGGAAGTTTCAGATTTCTATTCTGATGGTTCATTCGATAGCAACTATTCTTGTACATATTGGCCATGGATTCAAGTAAACGATACGGAAAATAACGTTTACATCTGGATGCCAGCTACAAGAGATGTTGTAAGAAATATTGCTCTTACCGATAATATTGCTTTCCCTTGGTTTGCTGTTGCTGGTATTCAAAGAGGTGATGTTGATTGTATCCAAGCTCGTAAAAAACTTACTCTTGCTGAAAGAGATGCGTTATACGAAAACAGAGTTAACCCAATCGCAACATTTACAACAGATGGTGTTAAAATATGGGGTAATAAAACTCTTCAAGTTAAAGAATCTGCTCTTGACAGAATCAACGTTAGAAGACTATTGTTACAAGCTAGAAAACTTATTTCTGCTGTTTCTATCAGATTGTTGTTTGAACAAAACGATAGTGTTGTAAGAAATCAATTCTTATCATTGGTTAACCCAATCTTAGATAACATTAGAGCAGAAAGAGGTCTTACAGACTTTAGAGTGGTTCTTTCAAATGACCCAGAAGATATCGACAGAAATCAACTTACAGGTCAAATTTTCTTGAAACCAACTAGAGCGTTAGAGTTCATCCAGTTAGAGTTCGTAATTATGAACACTGGTGCATCTTTCGATAACATCTAATAAAATAAACAAAACAAAAAGGCTTCCTTAATGGAAGCTTTTTTCGTTTTATGAAGATATTTATCATAAAACATAACTATGAAAATTAGAATTACAGAATCACAATACAATAGATTGCTTTTAAAAGAAGAAAAAGAAATTCAATTTAATTTTGATGTTGATACTATACTTGGTTTTGCTAAATTAATTGGTTTACCATTAAAAGGTCAAAATGAATTTTTAGCTAACAGAGCGTTAGATAATGAAACAGTTTTAAACAAAATTTATTCAATAATGAATAACGTTGATAAGAAGAACGAAATCATTGATGATTTAAATAATAAGGGTATGGTTGACGCTGAAAAAAAATTACATGATAATATTGAAACAATTGTTTCTAACTTTAATAAATATTCAAAAGGAAAAGACTTAAAATTGGATTCGGTTTTGAATAAAATATTAAGAAAATAACCTTAATTCTTGTGTTTTTAAACACTTAAGAATATTTATATATAAAACTACTTATAATGAACAAAAAAGTAATACTTACAGAACAACAACATAGTGTAATTATCAACCATATACTTAAAGAAACTGTTGAAAAAATTGAAAAATTAGAAGCTGAAGGGTCTTTAAATGAAGGTATTTGGGATTCCGTGAAATATGCTTTATCTAAATTAGGAAGATACAAAGCTGGTGGTAAAATATTTGGTAAGAGTAAAGTTGACGCTCAATACGCTGAAAAAATAAGAAACATTATTGATAAGCAAAGTAATGAAATGATTAAAAGATTACATAATAATATCGAAGAAACAAACCCTGAATTTCCAAACAATGAAGACCCTCAATTGTTTTTACAAACAGTTATGGAAATAGCAGCTGTTTATGATTCTATTGTTGCATCAACAAAATTACCAGTAAATGAAAAAGGTAGTATGACTATTGATATGGCTAATGTCT